TTAGCAACGTATCGCATCAATACATAGGGGCTAAACTCCTTCTGTTCTTCAGGAGTTAGTTTATCATAGAAGTCATAGATCTTCTTGTCTACTGCATTCAATTCACGTTTGATATCAAGTGCCATCTTTTTCTTTGCTCAAGTAATATAACAGTTTAACACGTTCAATAGCTTCGTGTAAAGTGGGATTGGTAAGTGATGCTTCTTTAATTCTATACCAAAGTTGTGCTTCCAAAATACTATCTGGACTTGCGCCTTTAACTCTGGAGGGATTGTTTTCTGGTTCCCAATCCCAACCTATAGGAAATCTATCAGCGGCCGGTGCGCCCATCTCACGAGCATACACAGTACCGCCTTGTCGTTCGTATACGTAGGTTGCGCCTGGCTTAAGATTTCCCATTTTTTTTACCAGCAAAGTGTATAATTTACTATTTCGCTTTGACGACTAACTTCTTTAACAAAGTAAGCACACGTTGGCTTCTCGCCTGCGTGTAAAGGTGTAGCAAGTAACTGCCCCGGCTTCATCTTAGGGAAATACCACTTGACATCTTGGTAAACATTGATGATGTCAATGTCATGAAATTCTGGTCGAAAACTACTTAATGGATTAAAGCAGAATGTCTTAAATCCTCTGTCATTTAAACTAGTCAACGGAAGAACTTCCATCTCTGGTCCAGTTGGATCTCCAACAATACAACACCAATCGAGTGGCATAGTAATTTCGTGTGGACCAATTTTTAGTACCGCGGCAGGTCCTGTGAATGACTCTAAAAATACCAGCGGGAGGTAAAAATAGTCAGGATTTTGTGGATCACTATTATCCATGACAGCAAATCGCATGTCTTCATCGATTTCCTCAGGCAAGTCATTCAAATAGAATGTCTTGTTATCTAGCGTAAGTATTTGCATTTAGTATTTCACCTTTTCAATTGTAAATGGGTATTTGGCTTCTTTGTAATATTTCTTGCGTTCTGTTAAGTGACGCTTGGCATATTTGGAACTTGCAGTTATGTCCCAGATTTGGACGAAGTCTTTGTCGTCTGCTTTGCGAATGCCTCGTCCAATAGATTGGATAACGCGGACAAAGCTCTTTCCGGGTTCCAGAAGCACCATATTGAAGATCCTAGGAATATTAATACCCACAGCGGCCACACCGTAAGTCGCCACAATAATCTTGTTGTCAGCAGTTTTAATTTCGTCATATTCTTCTTTCCTATCTTTAGTTTTTACAGCACCGCTAATAAAAACTGCTTCGGGTAATTCGTTTATTAAAAACTTTCCTGACTCAATTCTATCAACTAATACTAGTGTGTTTCCTGCTTCAGAAATTTTGTTGATTAACTTGGCGATCCACTCCATTCTAGTGTCATCTGTTACCAAGTATTTTAATTCTGCAGGGTAGCTTTCAAATTCTTTCCACTCTTGTGTTTGTACAATATTAACGTGGCAGTCACTTAGTACGCCCTGTTCTTGTAATTCATGTGCCTTAACACGATTTACTACTTCGCCCAGGCTAGCACGGATATTTTCGAAGTCAATATCCTCTTTTGGTATGGTACCTGTAAGTCCCCAACGGATTGGAGTATTTGCTAGATTGCGTGTTAATAAATTTTTCAACACTTCCGCCTTGGCCATATGAACTTCGTCAACCATTACAGTTTGTACGTTTTCAAGCAATTCTGCCACGGTTAAAATTTCAGCATTTTCTTCGGCATTTTTGCCTTTTTTATCTAAAATATTCAAACTTTGCCAAGTGCATATTGTGTGTGTTTTGTCTAGGTCTTTTCTGTCGCCGTAGTAAACACCAACGTCTAATCCGCAGTTGATAAAGTCTTCTTCTGTTTGTTCAACTAGACTCTTGTTTGGCACAATGGTTACAGTTCGACCATATTTTTCACAGATTTTTGCCAAAGTTGCGGTGGTAATTGTCTTACCAAAGCCAGTGGCAATTTCTTGTATGCATTGTGGATTCTCAAGGAACTTGTTGACAACATCAACTTGGTCATCACGTAGTCTAATCTTCTCGCCAGCAAACCGATGTCCTTCTGGCCAGACTGTGTCACCCCAAAAATCTTCAGAAATCTTGGGGAATTCTAGGCTAACTGGATGACGTTGATCTTCAACTTCGATGTAGTAACCCCACTGTGTTAAAAGTGGAAGCACTCGGTCTAACAAGCTGACATAGGTAGTACCGCCAAGACCAAAAAATGCCGTACACCCATCCCACCGACCTAATTTGTAGGCAGGCATGTAACGTGCTTTTTGGTCAAAATACTTAAATTTCTTCACTAGGTCTTTCCTAGTGTCTAAATCAAGACCTTCTATCTTTACGTTGACTTCGTCTTTAATTATTATTTTAGCGGTAGCCATATGTATTGTATCTGTTCACCTTTGGTTCTGTATCTGTATAGAAAAATAACGTTGAACTTGAACGAATTAACGTCTCCATCGTGTAATGTGTATTCAAATAGAACCCTAAATTTATTATAGCATTAAATTTGATGTTTGTCTTCACTAATGGCTTAGGAATTTTTACACTAACAAACACTACTTTGGTATTGCCAGCAATTTCATTATTCAAATTATGTTCTTTGACGTAGAGATTGAAATCGCCCTTGCCTTCATTTGGCAGTCTAAACATGACACTGATGTCTTTGTCCTCAATTCCACAAGATTTTACAAATTCGTGCCATTCTTTAAGACTCTTGTATTCACTACCACCTGGAACAACAATCAATAAAGGTTGTCCGTAGTCAACAATGTCCTTAAACGTGTCAACTGTGTGAGTTTTTGAATCTACCCACAACCCCTGTTTTGAGTAGGTTGCGTTGATCAAGGATTTTGTGATGGGATTTTCAATATTTCCCTCAATCCACTGACTAATTTCATCACTGTAGGTTGTAATGCCAAATTGACGGGCTAAAAATAATGCGTGAACAATATCATTGCCTGCTGGTTGAGGGACATTGTCAAAAACATTGATAAATTTTGGTTTGCCTTCTTCAAGCACAACCATAGGCAAATAACTTTCTAGGTTATTTTCAATATTTTCAACTTGTACGACTAATTCCTTGAAATTTTCGTCGGTTGTAAAACCACGCGGTACAACTTTTGTCTGTAAAAATTTAATACAGTCTTCACGTAGAGCAAAAATCCATGCTTTTTTGTCAGGATGCCAATCTGCGTTAAACCCAGTGTTTTGATTTTTGAAATCTTTGATATCTTTGATGGTTGCTTCGTGGTATGGGAATCGTACAACAATTTTTCCTGGAATTTCTGACTTGTCAACCTCAATGCTTGACACAGGCAGTAGTGTTCTAAATTGTTTTTTGAAACTTGGATTCAATAAATCCCAAGTCTTGGTTTTGAAGTAGGCAACAAGTTGTGGTTCAACCTTACCTAGTAGCTTGAGTGCAAGATTTGCCTGCTTTTCAGTCAGTGCTTCGCCTCTATCTATCTGTTCTGCAACGCTTTCGATAAAACGTTTTTCAAAATCAGTAGAAAGTGTGAAGGCTGGTTCAAACAACCACTTGCCGTGACCGGCAGTTCGCAATATCAAATCTTCTATATACATTAGATCTGTACATCTTCCATTCCGGCAGTTCGTAATTTGATAATATTACTCATTTGCCATTGTTTAATATCAAGACCTTTAATAATCCCTAGCCATTGATTGCGTAACAAGGCAAACTCGTTAACAATTTTCTCTAGATCGACTACGTCGGCCTCACCGTCAACATACTTTTCGCAGTCTCTGCTACTCAAAGCTCGTTGATAATTTTCCAGATACTTCTTAAATGCTTTACTACGTGTTCTACGTAATTCTATGTTCAAATACTCCAGGATTGCTTCTATTTCCTGGAGTTGATTGAAACGTTGTTCGACGATGCCAGGAAGTGAGGCACTGGCTTTCTCAAGATTGCCGTATACCTTAACTTCCTTTCTAGCATCGTCTAACTGAGAATAATAATATTCTATACAGTCAGGCAAGTGCGAGATATCTCTACTAACCTTACTATACCACATTAATAATCCTCGTCTTCGTACCCTGAATTGTCTTCGTCGTAGTCGTCATCATCGCCGCTTTCTTCGTCAACAACCGTTTTGATGGCATCATCAAGATGTGGGTCGTAGCCCATGTATCCAGACAATGTACTTGCATCGATATCGTTA